CCTGTTGTGCAAACGCCGGATTGTGCGCCGCAGCATCCATAAATCTTTTTTGTTTAGCGCTTGTTGCTGGCATCGTCGTCTTTCTTACCATACACAAGCTTTTGGACTGTGTTTGTTTCGTAAATGCGAATTACAAACCAGACCACGGTCAACAAACCTGTAACCAGACCGACAACAGGCGGCAACCATTGCATGAAGTTACTCACGCCAATAGTTACTGCTGCGCCGTCCGCAATGTTCTTTACATCGTGTGTATCCATTTAGACAAACCTACCTTTCGTTTTGCCTTTGGTGGCGCAACCATCAGCCGCACTCACATAGCCACCATCGGCGCAATTCCAAGCCCGTAGGCTCTTGTTAATCCTCGAATCTGGATCGCTTGCGGTCTTGGCGCTCGTAAGCTTCGACTTCATGCCTTTCATCCGGGCGCAAAAAGAGTCTCGCCTGCTGCCGCCCTCGGGTTGCGGAGGTTTCAGGTTGTGTCCTTCTTTCTTCGCAGAGGCTCGGCCTTTGGCGTTCAAGCCGCCATTCGGGTTCTTGCCTTCTTTGCGTTGCCATGCTGGAGTTGCCATGTTAAGCCTGCGCTTCTTTCCAAGACAAACGAGTGTACACACTTGGTGTTGCCAAACTAACCACGTTGGTAGCGCAAACATACAAAACATCAGGGCCATCTGGGTAGACGTTGGCAGGGCTTGTAGACACAGCAGAGCTATTACCACCACCCAAAATTGAGTTACCGATGTCACGTACTTGAGTCAAGTCTAAAGTTGTTTGACCACCTGTGTTGGTATAAAACGCAGCAACTGACTCACCGCCCTTCAATGTGCCACTATTTAAGGTGTTTACCGAAACTTGAGCCAATGATGAAATAACAGCGTCAACACCTTGGGAAATTGGCGAAGTCCAAGCCCCCCACGTTCCGCCCACTACATAACCGTTCAGCACCAAAGTAATTAAAGTAGTGCCACTTGCAACAACCCCCAACTCAAGTAGCGTCAACTGCATACGGTTAATAATTTCTTTTTGACCAAGCAATCCAACTTGACCGTTATCTACTGATGGGGCAATTCGAATTGCAAGCAATGGACACACTAAAGTAGTTGTAGTAAGTAAAGCTACCGGGGTATTTATACCGTAGTTAAAAATCAACGATTTATCGTCGTTAAACTGACCGTCCATAATTACTGATGAACCCCAATGAGACAGGGATGGCACAGTATCAGGAGACGCAAACTCAACCGCTACAGGGGCTGTTGCTGAGTAGGTAAACGCTGTTGCAGCGGCCCCACCAGTTTGACCGCGAGTTAAACCATACAAGAAGCTGCCATCATTACCTGAATAGGCGATATATTCAATCGCTCCAGTAGCGCCTGCCGCCTGCACTTTAACAGTGCCTGATGGCGCAAAACCATTACCATTATCAATGTCTATTGAAGATGGGCCAATTGTTGTGCCACTTGGATACCCTTTTGCAACAGTCTTTGCGTAACCCCGCGTACAGCCAACCAAACTACTACCAGAAATACCTGTGTAGTAGATGTACTCAGTGCCAATCACTGCAATACCAGCATTGTTAAAGTTAGTTGTTGAAGTTATTGGGATTGTCGCTGCGTCAACAGTAATTGCCGCAGATAGTGTGGTTGTTCCGCCGGCACTTAAACTGGCTGACAACTGCGTTATTGGAGACTGTCCATTTGACTCATAATGGGCAGCCATGTTTCCGGAACGCATATAGGCTTCAAACTGTAAGTTGTTGTTTTGAATCTGTGTAACGTAAGTTATCTGCCCATTTGTTGCACGGAAACCAAAACGAACAACACCAGCACCGTACCATGAATAGTCGATGTACCACATCTGCATTCTAGTTAGGTCAATGTTGTATCCTGATGGGCCTGTGCCATCACATTTGTCGTACCAAGATGACTGCGGTATTCTAAAATCAATTGTACGCGATACCAAAGCGTTGCTAATCGTAGTACCACGATACTCAGGAGAAACTTGCATAACAGTATCGCTGGTAATCGTAAGCACTTTATAAGACTGCCCACGGATAACAATATAGTCGCCAATCAATAATTGAGAGGCGAATGCTGACCCTGTACCCGTAACAATGTTTGAGCCGTTGGTTACGGCAACTGTTCCATTGATTTGATTAATGGAGTTTCGCAATACAGCGTACAAAGTCTGACCATCGAACTCAAAAAAGAATCCGTTTTGCTGGTCAAACATTCCAACACGATTAGAAGAACCATACCAACTCAAAGGGCTGATACGAATAAGTCCTGTTGCTGGGGTCACACTTATGCTGCCAGCGGTTGTATATGTAAATACAGTTGGTGAAGTTACTGTGGCAATCGTAAATGTTCCGTTGTACACACCTTGGTTACATCCGGATACTTGTATCCTAGAACCTACCGTCATGTTATGAACATAACGAGTGGTGGCTGTTGCAGTTGTTCCAGTACCCGTAATAGAAGTTACAAACAACGCAGGCTTCAAAGATGAACCTGTAGAGAACTGAATACCCTTACCAGATTGGTAACGGAAATAACGGCGTGTTTGACGAATCAACTGTTGATTAGGCGCTCCACCACCAGCGGTAAATGCCACACCGCCATCAAAAGTACGAGGCTCTACATAACCCGCAGGACGAGCATAAAGCGTAGTATTGTTAGCAACGTTGGTGATAGCTGATGCCGCCACCGTACCGTTGGTATTTACAAAAGTGAATGTATTAGCTGTCGGTACTGTTGCAACAACAAACGCGCCGTTGATGGTTGTTCCTGAGCTAGTTGTACCTTTAATGTAAATCAGACTGTCTTTTTGAAGACCGTGAGCGCCAGTAGTTGTACAAAGAACAGTAGCTGTACCATCTGTTGTAAACGCTGTTGTTCCGGTTAAGCTAATGCCGCAGCTTGAATAAAAATAACCCGCATACACATAGGTGCCGGTTGCGCTAAACTTTTCCCCTGCTGCTGGCGCAGTTGTAGGGATACAGGTCATTGTGTTTGTACCGCCAGCAATTGTCCACCACCATCCGTTGGCGTATGAATCAGTTGCATTTTGGATAAAGATTGGTGTATTAGCGGCAACAGCAAATGTGCCAGTAAGTGTTAATGTTGTTGTGCCTGTAATTGATGTAACACCCAAAGGCTGTTGCGGAATAATATATACGCTCTGTCTGTTATTTTGCAGAGCAATAGACTCCCACTTTGTAGGCTGCGTACCATATTCAAAGTCGGTATCAATCAAGGCTTGTGGGCTTGATATGCGGAATTTTCCTACTGGGTCTTGAGTGCCCGGAGCAGGTGTTACAAAAGGCGCAGCAGCGCCTGAAACGTTTGATCCTTGAATAGGAATTGATTTGTTTGACGCTGAGTCAACTACTGTCCATCCACCTGACATACGATACTCCTTTAAATCCAAAGAAGGGGGCCGAAGCCCCCGTTACTCAATTAGTCAAAGTTACCGTATGGGTAAGCAGTGGTACTGCCGATGTTGCCATCAAGCTGCGTATAACGTGCTGTGAAGTTAAACCGGCCAGAAAGTGCTGAACTGATTGTGTAAGTAATACCTGTAGGTGTACCTGCAGTTGTTGTAACAGCAGAACCATCCAAGTTAATAATCTTAAATCCAGTAACAGTACCAGCGCCGCCGGTAGCGGTTGCCACTAAATAGCTTGTTGGGTTAGAGTAACCGCTAATTGAGCCTGTACCACCGTATGTTCCGGAAAGTGTTATTGTTTGACCAACAGCCAAGAACGCGTTAGAAGTACAAGTGAAAGTACCAATAGTGTCTGCAATTACAGCACCAGCAACAGTCGCCGTAGCAACACGTGTATCTAAAGAAGTGCCAACAATAGCAAGGGTAAATACAAGCTGGGAAACCAAAGAGCTGTATGGACTTGTGCCTTGACCTGATGCTGGAGGGTTGGTGATGTCTCCAGTTGTTCCAAGTTGTTGGTTATAAAGTTGTGCTGTAGTAAATGTTGATAACGCTTGACGACCAGCGGCAGTAATAGAACCAGTTTGAAAATATTTTGCTGTACCTGCGGCAGCCGTATAGTTATTTGAAACATATACAGTAGCGGAAGTAAGTGAGGCTGAACCACCAGAAACAGCTACGGGGTTGCCGCAATCAACGAAAACATCCTTGATGCTTGAACCATAAGGCAGATACATAACAGCACCGCGATATATGTTGGTTGCAGAGTCCGCAGGAATTGTTTGTGCTGTAGGTGGGTATGCGGTAGCAGAAGGTGTATACACCGTTGCGTTAGAGTTGGGGATTCCGTTAGAGCCAACAAACTGACCAGAACCACCAGAATAACCAGAAGTGTTAGCGGTTGTGTTGAGAATGTCTAGGTATGCTGTTTGAACTGCTTCTGTGTAACCTACGTTACGAAGAGGCCCAAAACGATTGTCGCCCGCAAGAATAGGGCCTTCAAATGTACTACGTCCCATGATAAAAATCCTTATGCAAAAGAGCTTTTACCAATCGTTGCATCGTCTGCTGGGGCAGTGGCGGTAAAAGCAGATCACCCAGATGTGTGCAATATACACCAAAAGAAAAGGGGGCACAAGGCCCCCTCTCATCAGAATGAACCAGAGGAACCGTAGATTCCCAATGGATCAGACCAGCCAAAGCTGTAACGCTCGCGAGCCTTGTAACGTACGTTGCCGGTATCGAAGTCGCCGTCCATGCTGTTTTGCAGCGGAGTACGAACGAAATGCTTCAGACCGTTAGGCACGTCTGTCGTCAGGAACCAAGCGTTGGTGTCCGTCAGATAGTGGTTGATGGTGTAGCCATCAGGGATTGCGCCGTTATTCTTGATCGCATTGATATCGTTGTTGTTTGTACCAACGCGCAACTCGGTTTCGAGCAGGCGAGTAGCAACAAACTGCAATGCAGGAGGAATAATCAGCTTCTTGGGCTTAGCCGCGATCAACAAGCCACGCTCATCTGTCCAAGCAGCGATTGCGATAACGGCGGCTTCCAAAGAAGTCTCGTTCAAGTCGGCTTGAGTAGATGGAGTGTTGGCGTTGGTACCACCATTGACCAAGGGATGTGAAGTGCTAAACAAAGCAACGCCATCACCACCAGCGTAAGCTGATGAGAAGCCATTGTTCAGAGTAGCAGCAGCTTTAATCTGCTTGGTGTAGGCCATAGCACGAGCCAGACCCTTGGTGTAACGAGCAGACAGGCTGTCGTACAAGTTATCTTCAATCGCTTCTTCAGTGATTGAGAAACCCAAGGCAATGGTTTCGTGGTTGTAGCGAGTTGTCCATGCCTCTTGAGCATTGTCATAAGCGATGGCAGAACCCTCGTTTTTGACTGGTGCGGCAGAGAAGCCAGACAGCTTGGTTTCTTCTTCAAAAGAACGCTCTGAGGTTTCGGTTTCATAAATCTCTTTATGTTCCTCACCGTAGCGAGAGTATTCCATACCAAACAAAGCGTTCAGGCCGGGCAGGAGTTCTTTAAGTAGTTGTGCACGTGAAATAGCCATTTATGTTACTCCTTAAGAGGCAGAAGACTGAGCGCCTGTGGCGTTGTAATACGAATGCACGCCGAAGTTAATCTTGCAAAGAACTTCTGTGAACTGCGTAAACACCAAGGTTGAGCCTGTTGGAATAGCGGTCAAGGCCATAGCAGCACCACCAGCGGCGGCGACTGCATATTGCTGATTAACCACGACGGAGGTTGCATTAGCAGCTGCTGCTGTAGAAACCCAGTTTCCAGTCAAAATCTGCTGTCCATTGGCTGCGATGATCGCAACGTCTGTACCAACAGGTAAAGCTGAGAAGCTAGAGCTTGTAACAGTCAACGTAGTTGTACCGCTTGACCACACAGCAGAACCCAAAGCAACAGCGGTGTCAGGAACGACGTCGATGATGCGCACAGGCAAAGTTGAAGTTGTAGCGGCGGAGCTTGCCAAGATACCGTTAGAAGAGTTACCGGTATTAACGCTACCAGCCAAGTTAGACACAGTCATGTTCAAGCCAACCATTGAGCGGGCAGCAGAACCGATTGTTGTACCACCTTGAGTAGTAACGACGGCAGCTTTGAAAATGGTATCAGGATCATCAGTCACGATAGCAACTGCATCGCCAGCTAAAGTACTTGCGGGCCAGAATTGGCTGAAAGTCTTTTGCT